AAAGGTCGCTATAGTAGCTTCTGAATTTTATGGTTTACCCGTTGATCTATTACTTTTTCAAGACTTAAAATCAAATGCCGAAATACTTAAAGGACTCTATCCTGCTCTTTTCAAACAGAGTAGACATTAAACCTTTGTCTGTCAACCAATGTTGGCAAGGCAAACGATTTAAAACAAAGGAATATACTTTGTACGAAAAAGAAGTTATGCTTAAACTTCAGGCGTATGACTTAAAACAATGTAAAGAGCCTTTAGAGATGTCTCTTATAGTAGGAGTAAGTAATATTGCCGCAGACATTGATAATGTAGTCAAACCATTTATCGACATCCTTCAAAAGAAGTACAATTTTAACGATAAGTACATCTTTCGTTTGATTGTAGAAAAAGTTTTAGTGCTCAAAGGTGCTGAGTTTATTGAGTTCTACATAAAAAAATGTATTCCAAGACATATTTCTCTTGATAAATAAAAAAAAGTGTTTTATGTTTGCACCGCAGTCCTTACTTTTTGATGGGGGTATGTCTTGATGGACTGTGTGGGGATGAACGAGAAAGTATCTTGGGAATCACAACCACTACCACACCTGAACCAATTTTCGCAAAAGCTTTTTTAAGGCTTTTAAAGGAAAGGGGGGAAAGGGGGGTATGGTTTAAAAAGTGGTTCACCCAAGAAAATAGTGTTACTTGGACGAAGATAACCAAATACTACGACCAGAGACGTAAGAATATCTAAATGCTATAATTGTGTTTTTTCATTAAATTTTACTAAATTTGTAATAGATGGCGTTTACTATAACAAATCAACCAAAACAATTTTTGCCAGAAAGTGAGAAAAATCAAATTTGGTATAAGGAGAATTTAAAGTTTATAATGTCTCATTTTAATAAGAGACACGATAGGATTTCAAGAGTTAGAAAAAAAGACGATTTAGAAAATCCTATTGATGAGATAGTAAGAATGTATACTTACTACTTGGGGAGACAATACAACAAAGATTATTATTACACCACCCAGGATCAAAACGAATGTGACCTTCCAACAGTATGGATTAATGGACAGAAGGTGACTTCTTTAATCGATTACATGGTTGGTAACGCAATTAAAATGATTGAGAACATTGAGCCTTCAGTTCGGTCTCATAGTAAAAATGCTGTAAACAAAAGAACGAAGATTCTAGAAAGAGCGCTACTTATGTTTGACGCTCCAGAAATCTTTGATACATTGGCGAAATATGGTTTTGAATATGCCCCTTTGGGTAAAGAAACCGAAAAGATGGAAGTACCAGAAGACGTGTATCGTTATATGGAGTTCGACTACAAAGAATATACAGAAGTTCTTGGTATGCGTCTGTGTGAAGACATTCTCTTGCGTAATGATTCTCGTAACAAATTAAAACAAGCATTTCTTTATACCCTACTTGGTGGAAGTGTTGGAATTGAAAATAGAATAGAAAATGGTAAGCAGTATTTTGATGTTATCCTTCCTCATAATCTTATTGTGGATAGGGCGAAAGATGACGATTTTAATTCTGAGGCCCGTTTCGTAGGTAAAGTAGATTGGATGAATGTGACGGATATTGTAGAAAGATATCAAGATTCTTTGAGTACTGCTGATTTAGAAGAAATTAAACAGATTAATATGAACAATCTGTATCAGTTATTGGATTTGACTACTCACCCTTACGCAACTAACTGGGCTTTTAATATAAACAATCTTCCAACCTTAGCTTGTGTAACCGGTTATTGGATTGGAATGAAAGATTTGGGATATGAAAATTCCAAAGACAAGTTTGGTAATACTCACTACTCGAAGATTCGTAATGGCCGGAAAGGTCAGTATTGGACCAAGACAGTTTACAAAGGAACTCTAATCGGAAATAAATATGTAGTTGATTTCGAAGAAGTTACAAATCAAGTTCGTAAACACGATAACCCTGGAGATGTTGAATTACCATTAAAGGTATTTATCCCGAATATGGTTATGGGAGAGAATCGTTCTGTTGTTGCTCGTTTGCACCAACACCAAGATCGTATTGATTACATCACCAATGAGATTACCAAGATGATGAACAGAGCCAAAGGTAAAGTTTATCTGATTAACAAACAAAAACTTGGAACATCAAGCGCAAAAGATGTAATTTCTGATTTTGAACGTATGGGTATACACGTAACAGATGGTTCTGCAAATGGAGAAGACTTTGTTTCTGGTGCCGATGCTCGTATGGTTGAAGTTGTAGATATGACTTTAGATGCAAACATTCAACAATTGGTTTCCTTACGTAGAGAAGAAGAAAGACTGATGGAAGAAATCGTAAATATTCCAAAGGTGGCTCTAGGTCAACAAAGTGGTTATGTAGGAGCAAAAACCCAAGCAGGTACTATTGCTCAATCTAACTTAGGTACTACTTATTTGTATCAAGGATTTATTGAGTTTTTCCAAAAACAATTGGCTTTTGCTTTGAATCAATATAAAGTTTCTTTGATGGACGAAAGTGAAAATGATATTCCGGTAGTAGGAACTCGTGGAAAAGAATGGTTTAAACTAACTAAAGAATTCCAATTTGAAGAGTTGGGCGTATACATCAAAGTTAAAGACTTTATGGACGATAGTGCTCGTGAACGAATCATATCTATTGCCCAAGCAGCTATGCAAAATCAACAAATTGATATTGCTGATTACATACGTATTGAAACCGCAAAGACCTATACGGAACTTATTAATGAACTTCAATACAGCATGAATAAGAAAAAACGTGATGTTGAAAAACAACAAGCAATGATGCAGATGATGCAACAAGCACAAATGGAGCAACAAGCACAACAGCAGCAACAGCAGCAAGGCATGAAGGAAGAAGGATCAAATTATCGTGCTGAATTAGGGGCTCAGGCAAAAGTGGCTGGTGATGCAATGAAATTAGGTATTGAAAGTGGTGCAAATGAACAACAGCAACCAATTGGACAAGAACAAATGATGCCACAATAAGAAAATGTTGTACATTTGTATATAATATACTAAATTTGTAAAATATATGTCAGAAGAATTCTTTAATCAAATTGCTGATGAGTTGAGAAACAATCAGATTACTCCTGCTCCAATAGAGCCTGTTGCGGTAGAACCTATTTTAGCAGAACCTGCTATAGTAGATCCGACTACCGATTCTAACCCTATGCTAGAACCGGCTGTAGAGCCAAATGCTGTAGAAAAAGAATGGTATGAAACAGATAGTAAAGCAAAGGAAGGAATTCCAAATGCTGAAAAAGTAATTGAATCAAAAGAAGCAGCTTTTGAACTTGACGATGATTTAAAATTAATTCTTGAATATAAAAAGAGCGGTAAAACGCTGCAAGATTTTATAAGCGAGTACAAAGTTGATGATATTACAAAGTGGAATGACGAACAAATTGTAAAGAATGGATTAAAAGAATTTATGGAGTTGTCTGAAGAAGATTTACAACAAGCAACTTATGAGTTTGATAATGCGTCTTTTTTCACAAAGAAACAATGGGCCGATTCATTTAAGCAGAAATTTGAACAAAGGAATCAAGAGAAACTGAAACAGTTGAAAAATTCCAATGCTGAGAAATCTCAATATGAAATGGCTATTGCGAGTAAATACAATGAAGAGTTAGCTAACTTTTCTCAAGAACTTGTAGGTAAAGAAATTTATGGAATGAAAGTTACAGACGAAATGTCTAAGGACTTAAAAAGTTTCATAGATAAAGAATTTACACTTCAGAGAGCAGATGGTTCATTTGACGTTGAAAAGATGTATTCCATAGGCTTATGGCTAAAATATGGAAAAGATTTAGTAAAAGCTAATATTACAAAAGCACGCAATGAGGGTAAAGAACAGGTTATTCGTGAAGTGAGTAACCCTAGTAAAAATATGACAGGCGGTGGACGTAGTGTTGGTTCTGGACTTGAGGCCGCACAAGAGGCTTTTAATACCTTGTTCCCAGGTTAAAGGGAAAAAATAAAAAAACTGAAAAAAAATGTCAACTATTTCAAATCTTCCATTAAGTCAATCTTTATTGCTTAAGGGACTTTCTTTGCCTAATAAAATGGCAATGGTGTATAGCCAAGATTATGGTTATAACGTGTTGACTCAACTTACTTCTAAATTGGCTTCTTCTATTTCTACTCCTCAGAGTAAAGTAGAGATTTCTTCTTTGGGTAACTTGGGTGTTTATTCTAAAATTGTGAGTAATGGTACTGCTGTTGGTAGCGGTATGTTGTTGGTTCCTGTATCTGATGCAAGCAAATTTCGTATTAGCGATATCGTTGCTGATGGTAACTTGGTTCAAGCTATTGTAGTTAGTGTTGATACTGCTGCTAATGCTTTGACTATTGCTCCTCATAGTGTAACTTCTTTAACTGCTGGTACTCACTTCTTGAGTGGACAACACGCAAAGCGTTTCTTTGATGCTTCTGCTAACCGTTCTAGTACAGGTAAGAGCACTTTGAATTACACTCCTGATACTGATTTCGCTTTGACTGCTGTAACTCGTGAGAGTTCTCACCAATCTCGTAGAGATCGTATTGCTTCTTTCGTTAAGTGGAATGGTGATTTCTGGTGGAGGTCTTATGATGATCTAACTTTGAAAGCATTCGCTAAACAGTTGGAGTACAAATATGCTTTCTCTGAGCGTCAAATCAAACAAGGTCCTTACGGTGAGTATTACACAACCGGTGGTCTTCGTTGGTCTATCATCAACAATGGTGGTTCTTACTTGTCTTTGACTTCTGAGTTGACTCAGTCTGTATTCAACGATTTCTTGGAGCAAATGGTACGTATCTCTGCTGAAGGTGGCCGTAAATTGGTTGCTTTGATGGGATCTTCTGCTATGGCTCGTTTGCAAACTATCTTGGGTGACTACATTAAATTTGCTGGTACTGCAAACACCTTCGGTGGTGCTTCTGTAACTGGTTTGAACGTAATGAAGTACGCTTACGCTGGTTTGGAGATTGAATTCGTACGTTGGGCCTTATTGGATGACGAGATGTTCCGTAGTGAATTGTCTAGCATCAACGGTAAGCCTCGTATGTCTAACAGCATCTACTTTATCGACATGACTTCTGTACCTGCTGCTGATGGTTCTGGAACTATCGCTGCCTTGCAGAAGTATCACTTCAACAATGACGAATTAATCGCAAACTACGTACCTGGTATGATTGGTTTGGATAGCAGCGATGCTTCAACTGTTAAGGCTACCTTGGGTAGTTCTACTCTTGCCTCTTTGGGTACTGGTGACGTTGATGGTGTTGACTTCCATATCCTTTCTGATTGTGGATTGTATTGTATTGCTGACCGTATGGGTCTGATTGAATTCGCTGCTTAATTAATTTTTAAAAAAATGGCAAACTTATATAATCTCGTTCGTAGTGCATGGAGCACTACTGACCCTTCCTTGGCTAATGGAATTATCTCTCTTCCTGGTGTGTTTGATTCTAACTTGGGTACTACTAAAACAGTTACCTTGGAATACAACGCCATTAAGAAAGCTAAATTGGCTACTGGTGCTGCCGCTACAGCTGGTGTAGTAACTGTTGTTGTATCTGGTACCTTGACTGCTGGTAACTCTTTGAGTTTCAGTTTGTCTCAAGACATCAGTGCTTTGAACAACAACTTGCCTGATACCTACAACGCCTTGATTCAGTACACTATCAAAACTGGTGATACTGCTACTACTGTAGGTGATGCACTTGCTTTGATGGTAAACAACTTGCCTTTCGAAGCTACTGCTGTAAACACAACTGGAACTGTAGTTATTACTGCAACCACTGCAAACCCCGCAATCATCGGTGCTGAAATTCAGGACCAAGGTGCAAACATCACTGTAACCAACACCAATGCTGGTGTTAAGGCAATCGGTGCTGGTGCTGACTTGCTTGCTGCTGGTATTCCTGAGGCCGTAACTGGTTCAGTTTACACTCTTTACGTTTTGACTTACAAAACCTTCAAAGCAGATGGCGATGTTGATAGCGTAAGCGAGCGTTCTGACACTATTACCTTGTACATCGGTTCTACAGCCGGTACTTCTTCTGGTGCTTATATCACTGCTTTGAGTAACATTTTGAATGGCCTTGGTGCTGCTGGAGGAACTCCTACAACCACTACATTGGCTGGTTACTTCGATGTATTGAGCTAATCATCACTTCTATAAAGTAGAGGGGGATTTATTTCTCCCTCTATTTTTTTGTTTAAAAGAGTAAAATAATTTATATTTGTAAAAATTAATATGAGAACTAAAGCATTAATCGTACCTCAAAGAAAAAGAGGTAACATCACTATTGTCGGTTCATACCGTGACAATAAAACAGACAAGGAACTTTTCCTTTTGGCCTCAGGTAAAAAAGTTGTTACCGCCCTCTTGGAAAGTGACCGTGTATTTCAACACACTTTTGAGGAAGCCTTCCCTTACGAGTTCACCTTTGATTCCGAACAGTTCAGCGAGATGGCTGTACTTGATTTCTGGAAGAACCACCCCTTGATCAAAACAGAGGGACACAGCAATCCAAATATGATTGCAGAGCAGTTCCACTTAGTAATCAAACAGGAGAAAACTAAGGTTGACTTTGATGAGTTGAAAAAGAGATTAGAAATAGTTGTTATCGTATCACAAATGTCTTACCAAGAGCAGTACAACTTAATGTTTGCAATTGGCGGAGACCCAAGGGATATGGAACCTATGGAACTCTACTTAGCACTTGTAGGATTGAACTTAAACGGATTGGCAGTAGCGAAGAAAGTTGATGTTAAGAGACACGTTAGTATTCAAGGTCTAGAGAAAATTGCTTCTGTTTATGCCAATAAGGCAATTAAGTATGGTATTGTAACTCGTGATCAAAGTGTATACAAGATTGGAGGCCGAAACGCAGGAACATCTATCGATTCTGTAATCGCCTTAGTATGTGCAGATGCAGATTTATTCGAGAACTATATCAAACCAGAAGTAGACAAATTAGATGCTGACAATATCGGAGGAATAGATACGTTAAATCCTTTAGATCTACCAGAAGAAATCAGAAATTTACTTCCGGTTACTGGGTCTTTGGAGAAGAACAACATGAGAAAAACTATCCGAGAAAAGAAAGATAATTAATATTTCCAACATAATTCTGAATTGGGGGCTATATGCCCCCTTTTTTGTTTCTTTGTTTTTTCGTATCTTTGATATAATGACAGGTGCACAATTTTGGACATATCTTCAACAAAAGATAGACAAGGCGTATTCTGCTTACTTAGATAATGCAAAGGCCAATGCTCTGATTGCAGAAAGTATGCAGCGTTTAATAGATAAGTATTGGCGTAGAGAGTCTTTAGAAGTTGATGCCGATGAGATGATACCATTTTTGGTTAAGGCTCAGAGCGTTACCCCCGTTGCTGGAGTAGTTAAGATTAGTACTCTTCTGCCTAACTATATGCATATTATGTATATGACGGCAAATTATGAGCAATCATTCACAGTTACTGCTGTAAGCGGAACTACTCTAACTGCTGCCAATCATACCTTGCGAAAGGGGGACACGGTTAAGTTTAGTTCAACTTCATACCTTGTAACCAAAGTAAAAGGCGATACTTTTGATTTAGGAACCGCAGGTTTAACTACTGGTACATACAAAAGAGTTTTAGTTCGAAACGTAAAACAGATGCAGTCTGATCGTAAGGGAAGTCCCTTCCACAAAGCAACTATCATCACCCCTCGTTTCGAGCCACAGACCGATGGAACCAGTACTCCTAAGTCTTTTAAAATTTCTCCTTCTACTGATTTGGTTACAATAAGCGTATATTATGTTCGTACAGCACCCTTGGTGATTGACGTGGCGAATACAACTACTACTTTGGAAGATTTTTACGTTAGTAAATTTCTATACCGTTTGATGGACGAATGTGTGTTGAATTTTGGGTCTCAGATAAAAGACCCAATGACTCGACAAATGGCTCAACAAGATATAATTGAAAACCCATAATGATTTTTTTATCAGAAATAGTAGAGGAGATTCGTAACGACTTGAATAGCGGTATGGGGTATAATGATTCACGATTTGATGATGAATACCTAGAAAGCAAAATACATAATGCTAGAGCCACTCTAATTGGTCAGTATATGATCAAAGTTGGTAAGTTTATCAATGATGCTTGGGTACAGACATTAGACATTTCATTTGAGTCACGAGAAAAAGATTGTGCGGTTATTACTTTCGAGTGCCCCAATGTAATCTCTGTTGATGGACATAACGATGGTTTTGTTTATGTAGGACACGCAGATGGTCTTAAGCCATTCGTCAGAATCCGCAAAGGGTATTCTACTTTAACTAGACATTCTTTATTTGCTAAGAAAAAAGAAGTGATGTGGGATTACAAACACTTGGAGCAAAACTCAATGGTGCTTCAGTTTTTTAATAATACTCATTTGACTTATGTTATGGTGCGTGCGATGTTTAATAATCCTATAACCATTCCTAATTTTGATAAGACAATTGATCACTACCCAGTTGATTCTAACTTGAAGAGAGAAATCGTAGAACTTGTTACGGGCGATCTTATAAGAAAGACTCAAAGACCTGTGGAAATCACTAATACTAATCAAACCGAAATCCCACGATGAGAATAGAAGATGTTATAGCAGCTGCTACAGAAGAATTAAATACCTCATATGAGAACAACGCCTTGTGGTTTGAGGTTTTGATTAACCAAGCCTTTCGTTCTCACAAAACAATGAATAAACTTGAAATGAAACAAGTCATACTTAAGGTTATGGATAATAAAATTCAAATACCGGTAGATTGGTCTCGTTTGGTTTCAGTATATCATTGCGATAGTGGAGAAAAGTATTGTCCCGATATTGACTATTCTGTTCAAAACGATACAATTATTTTCGATAGTGCTTTGGCTTTGCCTACAGGAGCACGCATTTATGTACACTACTATGGGTTAAGAACTGACGAACACGGCTTGATAGTAATTCCCAATGATTGGGAACGTATGCTAGTAGCCTATATTGGATGGAAATATACTCGTAGATACATTAAGGACTTTGGTGTGGCTGTGATGCAGAACTACCAAAGGGAATACCAAACACAAAAACTAGCTAACGTATAATGGCAGTAATAAGAGTGACCCCATCAGGTATCATGGATAAGGATACCGATTTGACTTATGTCAATCGAGGAAACTATGTTGATGCAAATGATATTCGTCATCGTCAAACAGATGGACAGAACTTTGCAGGTGTAATGTCAGTTAAAGGAAATTCTTTGGCTTTGACTTTGCCTAGTTATTCAACAAGCACAAAGACGTATAGAATTTTTATAGATGTTACAGATATTGCTAGCGGTGCGGTAAGCGCAAATGAAGGTAGTTTGTTATTAACTACAACAGCAGGCACTGCGTACTCTAATCTAACTTTGAATATAACAGGTACGGCTTTAGGTGCTTATATTACAACACTGAAAAGCTTTTTCAATACTTTGTCTAACAGTGCATATGGGGGAAATTTTACATATGGCACAACCATAACAACTGGTACTTATACAGCCTATTTTGATTTAAGCACTACTTTAGATACAGATTTTGTATTAAAAGTTCAAAATATCACTAGTACTCTTTGTACTATACGATTGAAATCAGAATACAATAATCAATCGGGAGATTTTACTATTATTGGCTCAACACAATTAAATAATGATTTATACGTGCTATTGGCGGGAGACGATGTGCAAAGCGATGGTAAATCGTACGTTAGCGAACTTGGAGTAATTACATATAGTGGATCTGCCTATACCTATTTGCGTTTGCTTAGAACCAATGTATTTACTTTAAATCCAAATAGAAATTGCGAAATGCAATCTGAAAAAATTGGGACTCAGATTAATTTGTATTGGACAGATGGAGTAAACAAGCCTAGAGTAATATACATAGACGAGGACTTAAAAAATACAGAAGACGGATGTTTGTTTTTTACAACAAATCTTATTACGGGCACGGGTGTTATAGGTAGATATGATTATGAAAGTTTAGATTCCGAAAGTTCTTTCTTCGTTCCGAGTCTTACAGCTTATTTAGATAATATTGTTGTCAACGAAGGCGGTGGATATGTAACAGCGGGCAATAAAAGATATACGGGTCGTTTTTTAACAAGGGATTTAGTTCCCACAGATTTTTTGTACCCGACTAATCCTTTGCCTATCTATGATGCATCAATCAGCAAACCAAATAAGATTTCGGGAAATACTAGTGGTTTTAAAACATCAAAAGCGGTTTCTATGTCTTTGGAAAATATTCCGCAAGGTGTATATGAATTTTTTGATTTTGCAGTAATTGAATATGCCGGTGAATCGTGGACTGCAAAAATCATCCAAAGAGTAAGATTAACTGAGACAGATACAAAATTAGACTTGCTACATACTGAACTCGGCCAAGATAATATTCTTTTGAGTGCGGAAGAACTTATTTCTTTGACTTCTAAATATACTCTTGCTCAAAACATGAGATTGTATGATAACAGGATGGTTTTAAGTAACTTGACTGAAGAAACAGATTTAAATTTATCATCGTGGGCAGAAGCAATAAAACATTCTATTCATGAAAAATATTTACCTGGAGTAGGCTTGTCTAAAAACCCTAGTAATTCAGAACCTGGGTTAGCATACGGAGAATATCAAGATCCTTTGAACGTCTTGAATTATACAGGTTATATGTTTAACGATACTTATCGTTTTGGTATTCAAGTACAATGGAAAACAACAAAGAAATGGAGTTTACCGTATTGGGTTGATGATATCAGATTTGATGGGTCTTCAACAAATGTTGTAGGAGCAAGAAGAAAATCATTTGGTGGTACGGTGACATCTGTCAATACAAGCACAGAAGTATTAACGCTTGCCAATCACGGGTTTTTTGAGAAACAACCAGTAATTTTTTCAGCTACTACAATCGGTGGTGTTACCATCAATACTATTTATTACGTTTACAATGTGACTACAAACACATTCACTTTATCTTCTACTGAAGATACAAATACTGTAGTAAATTTAACAAGTTTAGGTACTGGAACACTTGCTGAAAAAAGACCTGATACAAATCTTACTGATAACACAGCAACAAGAACAAAAAGTTATTATGTTCGTTTTCATGAAATAAATTTAGAAACGATAATAAATGGAAAAAAAGTAAGAGATTTAATATCTTCTTTTCGTTTTGTAAGAGCCGAAAGAATTCCAGAGGTGTTAGCAACGGGTTATTTCTTTTATAGTCAGACTGTTTTACACCCGACTTCTTATTATACCCCAGAAGGAATGAGTGGTAGTTATCCTGTTGCTGCTGGACGAGGTATAAGAGATCGTATGTTTTTTTATTCTCCAGATTATTATTTTGGTAAGTCTTACAATTTTGCTGGAACAGATAAAATTAAATTATTGCAACCACCAGACTATTCAACAAGACTTGCTCTTAATGGATTTGCAAATGGTAGTGGAGCAGCTGGTGATTATTTTGAATACTCTGGTTACTTCGGTGATCCTATTACAAACGCATTTGATTTTGTGGATTATTCAATTTCAAGTTATGCTCACTTAGATTTAGGAACAGTAACACAAATTGGAGGAGATTATTTTGCAACTAGTGCAGAAATTTCATCTACTAAAACTTTAAATTATAGTCCGGCTGAATGTTTTAAGTTATCTTCTGTTCCTCCGCTTCCGACCATATCTGCAAATAACAGAGGTTTTGTTTACGGACAGATATACAGAGATTTAGGTGGTAATAAAAAATATTTCATAAATAAAGAACAAACTAGGTATAATAATATAGGCGATTACAAACTATTGTCAAATGTCGATAGTGGGTTGATTAACAACTATAGTATTTTTGGAGGGGATGTTTTCACTCAGAAATCATATACTTTATTGAGATTGAGTAGTTGGGCATCAAGTCCATTTGGAACTTTGGGTGCAGGATGGGGCTTGTATTCACAAAATACCTCCAATACTCAATTGATGACCATTTTAGATCACGATGGTACTTATACTGGACCAGGAAATCAATATCCTCAGTTACTAGAAGTGGATAATGGTGGTACGTATGCTGCTGGTTCTTGGGGGTCGGGAGTATTATATTGGGTTACTCAATGGCCAGAAGTCAGCAATCAAAAAGAATACGAAAGGCACTATGATATTACAGACCTAACAATAACCGAAAGCGGTTACGATAAGAACAATAAATATGTAGGTGCATTGCCCGCTAGAATAACTTGGTCTAATAAAAAACTAACCGGATCACTAAAAGATAGTTATAGATATTTTAGTCCTTTAGATGTTGCTGATTTGGACTATACTTTAGGAGAAATTGCGCATCATGATATCATAAATAACAATTTATATACTTGGCAAGAGAATAGTTTACAAAGACAATATTTCAGAGATTCGAGTTATATGAATTCATCTTCTGGCAGTGATGTTGTTGTGGGAGCAGGTTCTATTTTAGGATCAAAAGGCGAAAGTATAAGTACGATTGGGTGTTCTAAGAAATATTCTATTGTTAAAGGTAAAACGCCAACAGGTAAAGAAACTGTTTATTGGTTCAACGATAGACTTCAGAAATTCATGCGATTTGCTCAAGATGGAGTAAGTATCTTAAGTGAAAAAGGAATGAATTCGTATTTTTTAAACAACACAAAACTATTAATAGATGAAAAATATCCTTTAAGTGGCAGAGGAATAAGCGGTGTGTGGAACGATGTTTACAAAGAAGTAATTTTTACTTTCAAACAAACAAGCGGTAATTTTACTTTGGTTTATGATGAAAGCAAAAATGGTTTTGTAGCATTTCATAGCTATTATCCAAATTCTTATTTTACTTTTAACAACAAAATATTTACTCCTAGACCGAGTGCCCAAAAAACAATTTGGTTGCATGATTCGGGCTCAGAATCAACTTACTATGGAACATATGTAACGCCATCACTAACAGCAGTAATGAACTATGAGCCAAATATAAGTAAGAATTTCGAAGCGTTACAATTTGTAACGGATACACAACCCTTTGACGTTTACTTAACAACCACAAATCACGTATCGTACTTAGATAATACGGATTTTGAAAAGAGCGAGGACCTTTGGTATAGTCCCATTAAAAATGATTCAACTTCAACCGGACTCAATAGCGGGAATACTTCTCGCTTGTGGGGCAAATGGTTGAAAGTGAAGATGACATTTGAGGCGAGCAGTGGTAAACAGAAGTTAATAAACTTTATAGTTAAGTTCCGTGCCATGCCTAGTTTGTATAATCAGTAAAAATAAACTAAATTTGTAATATATGATATTACCAGCAATTATAGCCGGAGCCCAAGCAGTCTACGGAATTTATCGTGGGGTTAAGGCTCAACAAGGTTTAAATGCTCTTGCTACCCAGAGAACAGCAAGATATATGGATGCTGCTGGCCCTTTACAAGAAAGTCGTAGATTGTATCAAAAACAATATAACGAGGGTATGGGTGCTAGTTCTAGGGCTTTAGCAGAACAAAATTTTGCATCTTCTCTTTTGAGTGGACAAAGACAAGCTGCCGAACAATCTGGAGGTCAAATGTCTAACGCACTTTCAAGAATGGGTGCTATGGGAAATGCAAATTTTGCTTTGAATCTTGCTGCACAAAATGAGGCAATTCGTAGACAAGGTTTAGGTGGTCTTTCACAAGCAAATTCACAATTAAGTGGATTACAGCAAAGAGATATTGCAAATGATATTTATCAAAGACAACAAACGGAACAAGCATATGGTCAAGCAAAACAACAAGCTTTTCAAGATGTTTTAGGTGCAGGTATGGGGATAGCCAAAATGAATATGGCACAAAAAAATATTGATGCCGATAGACAAATGTTTAGAGATGTTTATGGGTCTAGAAACCAAACTCCCGGAACTCCAAGAACTCTAGCAAATTCGCCAATGATTCAAGGTTATTACCCACAGCCAAATCCAAATACGGGCATGAGTTTAGATGAAATGTATAAGTTACCAAGCAGTATGGGCGGTTTGGGGGGTAGAAGAACATCTTACACAGCAGGTTTCCCTGTTGATCCAAGTCAAATGCCATTTAATATGGGCGGTACTGGAGGCATTAGAGAAAATTATGCTCCTTATGGTTCTGATATAACATTTAAATCTAATTTGCCATATTATATGGGCGGCAGTGGAGGACTTAATAGATTTACAACCCCAACTTCTTTATATAAATAGAAATGGCAGTTACACCATCATTAGGCGAGGCAATAAGTTTACAAGGTAGAAATCAAGTTGCCGAAAATCTCGGTGATACGATGCTAAAAATGGGCGAAGCGCAAAAGAACCGTCAGACCAAACTTGGCCTTGCTCAAGCAAAAAAAGGAGAAGAAGAACAATCTCAATTATATAAATTATTTAATGTTAAAGATGATTACCATCGTTTAGTACAACCTAAACTTCAACAAACGTTGGGCGAGGTAATGAAAAAAGTCAGTGCTATCCAATCAAGCGATAGTCCATATCGTTCGAATGAATTTACTCAAGTTATTGCAGATGCCCAAATGAAAATGAGCGAGTTAAAAACTCGTTCTGATGCATTTAAAACATTCGACAAACAAACTTCTACAATTGATAAGGGTAAGGCTTTCTTTGGGGCTCAGACAGAAAAATTCATCAGTGAATATTATAAGAATCCGGGGATAAAAGATTACGAACAATTAGCGGATAAAGTAAAGAAGGATAATTTCCAATTTGATAATAACTTGGCTTTGACAGAAGATGGAATTCCTCTATTTAACCCAGAACCAATTGAAAATTATCAGTCAAGTATCGCTGCTTTAGGTAAATCTATTAAACCTACTATTAGTGGATCTTCTATGGTATCATTACCATACGACAAAAAAGATATTCAAACTACTTTTGTAAGACCATTTAAAGTTATAGATGCAGAAAATGCTTACAAACTAAATCCTGCTTTGTTTCCACAAGGTCGGCCTATTGCGGTAGAAGATGTAGTAGAAAACTATATGTTGGCTAACCCACGTGCTGTAGACCAATTTGTTTCTCGTTCTAGACTCTCTTTACAAAGAGACCCGAATACAGGAATGTATTCAGATGAAGACTTTCGTAAAATTAAAGATGGAATGATGGATTTTGCACTTCCGTATACTAATCCAGAAGTTAAAGACAAGGTAATTGGTAAACCTGGTCAAACGACTTATGACATGAGAACTAGTACTTTGCAATCGCCACTTGCTCCTAAGCCAAGCAGACAGATTTTAACTTTTGGCGTACCAGGAGAAAAGGTAGATGGCGTAGCAGTAACCGAGGCACAGAAAAAGAAAAATTATCAAGTTAACCAAGTCGGAGTAAATTACGATTTAAAAGCTGCGGGCTTGACTATAACACCAAGTAATATTATATTTGATCGTTATAATAATAAATTGTCTAAATCCTTAACAAATCAGACGGTTGAAAATATTAGTACAATGCCGTATAAAATGGTTGTTGTGGATGGTCAAAAAGTTCCACGTATTGCTTACGCAGATGAGCCGGGTAAAGTAGAAGGTCTTATGCCATTTGTCCGAATTGGTTCTGCTGGAGAGACTTATTTTAAACCTTTGCAGCAGTTTTCGTATGATGAGTTGGCGGGAAGTAAATATGATTTACAAAAGTTAAGTGCTATATTGGATGAAATGATAACACGTTCTGATAAAGCAACAAAAGCAGTGCAAGGAAAAGGATACAATACTAGTAAAGTATTTGACGTATTAGATTTATACTATAAAAAATAAACATGGCAGAAACATTTGATGATTTGTATAGCAACTTAAGGGGTAACCCTGAGTTCTCAGAATTGTTCAGCACCCCTGGTGACTTTGAAACATTTTTAAAAGAAGAACCCAATGCTGATCAGCATATAAAAGAACTTTTTGATGTCGATAATGCATCAGGCTACTTAAAAAAAAAAGACCAAGAAGACGTTTCTACATCGAATTCTCTTTTGGGTGGGATTAATGCCTACGAACCTAAGAAAGTGGTGGAACCGACCCCAGTGGCAGGTCAACCTAAAACTCAAGTTGTAAGTAGGACACAACCAGAACTTATTTTAAGTAAGCAAGTTGACGGTGTAATCAATACAATCTCAACTGAAGCAAATAATCCTTATAAGGCTTTAAATCAATTAGTTGAGTTAAATAAGACATTAAAAAATCCTAGTTACAAAGCCTTAGTCAGTGGTGGTAAATTAGGTAACGAGTGGGTAGCGTTAAATCAAAAGATTGGCGAGTTGTATAAATCAACTCCAATGCTTTTTGATAATCCTCAGACAAAACAATTGCTTACTGAGATGGGCTTACAAGATCCATCTGCAAAAGCATTTGGTCAACAGCCACAATATAAACCCGGTACTTTTACAGCACCCGCAGTTCTAGCAGCAACACCGGCAAAGACAGCCGCAGATTATGCTGCTGAAAGAAATCAAGCGCAATTACAGCGCACAGGAGACATTTCACAGCGTGGGATATCCAAAGAGACACTCGCTACTCAACAAGAGCAACAGAAGACCGCTAGTGCGGCTACAATCGCAAAACAAACAGAACAGTTAACGCCTACAGTTCAATTCAATCAGGCTACAGGTCAGATGGAAGAGAAAGTAAGTGAAAGTCAAGATTGGGGCTCCGCTTTAAAAGGTATCGAGAATGAGTTGAATAGTTACGATGAGTTACGTGTTAAACAAAACGAAGGTGCATATTCAACCCAAGACGAACAAGATTTTACAGAGAGAAGAAGAGCACAAGTAGAAAATGACTTTGTTGCTAAATTGCAACCACAGATTGATAAAATCACAGCTGATATTTCAGATAATTTTGAATCTGAAAAAGAAGTAATGGGAGTGGGTATTTTCTTCAAGAGAGACAGAGATGGTTTCTTAGCAGTAGATCCCGCCTATCTTAATGCAAAGGTTGATAATTATATCGACAACCAAAAACTTGGAGATGATTTATACTTGCCTAATACCGAACAAGGTAATCAATACAAAAAAGATTTAAAGCAGGCCATCAAAGCACAACTTACCGGCAGATACAATGCGATATTAACAAATAAAATTGCAGTAGGTAGAATTGGGGAATTTGATATTTCTAAGGTCGAAGCAAAGGCTGCCAAAGAGGCAGTTGATTATGTTAGTCAGTACGATGGTATATTATCTAGTGAGGTTAAAACTTACACCAATACTTTATTTGATCCAGTTTTAAAATACGAAAAAGAAGAAGGTGCAAGAATCAATAGTGAGATTGAACAATTAAACGCCCTAGTTGAAAATAAGGCAATCGATGAGCAGACTTACTTTGCAACTCGTACCTCATTACAAGAGCAAGTGGAGGACTTGAGTACGCAGAGTATGAATATGCGTATTGATGCAACCACCAAGGCGAATACATTTTTGGCTCAGAAGAAAAAAAGTAGAATTAAAGACCTTGAGAATTTTGAAAGTCAAGTTCAAGAAAAGTATAAAGGTCTCACTCAGAAAGAATACGAAGATTACAAAAAGAAATACGTAGGGGCAATCACATCTTATAAAAACGAACAACAAGACGCAAACGCAGCAAGTTGGCAAATCGTAGGTGGATTAATTATGCCTGACTTAGACATACTAGATGATTTGCAATCGTCTCTCGCAACAATTGCAAGTTCTGCTATCCAACTTAGTGGTATTCAAGACTATAACATTAATTTTGTTGATTCGACAATTAACAACTTAAGTAAAATTGCTGTTGGAAATCAATATATGGGTCGCTCACTTTCAAACAGTAGAAGTTTTATTGAGGGTCTCGGAGCAGTTACACAACAATTGATTGACCAAGTTCCTACAATTGGAACAGCTGCTGCCATGGGTATTATTACTCGTAATCCTTACTTGACTTCTGCTTTCATGATGTATACTGATTTGGCTCGTGAGGCACAGAACGTACAGAGTGATATCATCAATGGTGGTGGTACAGCGGCTGAGGCCCAAACTGCAAAAGGCAAAGTAATTGATCAGCACTTGTTGATGACTCCTTTGTATTTTGGACAAGGTTCTTTGTTAACAGGAGCTGCTAGCAAGGCTGGTAGTACTTCTTTTGCTGCGAATTACTTTAAGGGCTTGGCGATGGAATATCCCTTAGAACTTACTCAAGAAGTATGGCAAGAATATACAGGCCAGAAATTTAGCGGAGCACTTAAAAAAGAAGACGGCACGAACAAATCATTTGGTGAGTGGTTGTCAACAGACGGTGCTAATTTAGCGGTAGATTTATTACCAACCATTGCCCTATTGGGTGGTGCTCAAGCAGTTAGCGAAACATCTTTAAACAGAAAGATAATCGGTGACTACCAAGCAGTTAACAAATTTTTAGGTGACAAAAACCTAGCACAATTTGTCTCAGATACATACAATGTAATGGGCGAAAATATGGTTAATTTAATACCAGAGCACTTAAGAGCAACTGGTCAAATTACCGATAGTGAGTTTCAAGACTTAAAGAAAAAATTTAAAAACTATGTTGGTCAGTTGGCCGATGTAGATAAAATTGGCATTACGAATCTTGATGATAGTCGTTACTATATGTATCAACTGAACGAGATTGAGAGAGCCAAGGCAGACCTAGCTTCTGCTACAAACCCATCGACTAAAAATGCCATCCAAAAGAAAATTGACGGACTGCAAAATAACGTTGACAATCTAATCCAAGGCAAAGAAGTTAACTACGTTAAATTCACTTTCTCTAACGGAGCATCTTTCGTGATGAGCGAAGAGGATGCCGCCAAGAACTTGAAAGATTTAAACCCATTGACTAATATGATGGGTGCAGAAATCACTAATAAAAATGGTGAGAAAGTTCCAATGCTTACTATGGAAACTAGTAATGCAAAATTGAATAAGGCGCAACAAGAGATTTTTAAAAGGCAAGAAAAACGTAAAGAAGCAACCGGTGTTACGGGTGCTAATTTAGGTGAACAAGCGGGTGGGGCAAGCGTTAACAATAAAACTAAACTAAAAGGTATTATTGCATCTAGTAAGTTGGACGAAGAAACAGCAAGATTACGTACAGAGGAAGCTCAATTGGCTCAGTCTTACTTAGATCAAGAAATGCCGGGAGTTAAAATTGTTTTCTTTAACGATAAAGATTACCAAGCGTTTATGCCTAAAGTTAAAGGTAATAAAAATTCTAATGGAAATTTTGCAGTTAAGTATAACGAAGATACTAAAAAGTATGAAGTTGAAATTCATATCAATTTAGAAAAGGCAAACTCAAAGACTATAGGTCACGAAGTAACTCACGCCGTTCTACTTAAAACATTTGGCGAGGACATTGGTAAGTTTACAGAGTTCCGTAAAAATATATCAAAATTGGTCTCAGATACCGATAATGAAGCACTAAATAATTTCGCTAGAAAATATAACTTAGATGTTCAAGCAGAAGAGTACTTATCTGAATTGGCTGGATTAATAACATCAGAGGGAGCAAATATTGAAAAAGGTACTATTTTGAAAATGATGACTTACATCTCCGACTTAATTAGTAAGTTGACAGGAGGTAGAGTTCAGCCATTTAAAAATGTACAAGACATGAATGAGGCTATTGATTTCTTTAATGGTCTATCCGATAACTTATCAAGAGCAAAAAATAAAGATGCCGTTCAAGAGCAAACAGCAGGTCAAGTACCTGTACAGTCAGAAGCCAGCGTTGGCGAAGAGATGGGCCAAGGAAAACCCCAAACAGAATCTCAAGTCACTCCCCAAGAAGGTCAAGAAGAAGTAAAGAGCAAATCGCAAGTTGGGCAAGTTGAAAATCTACCCGTATACTTTGGTGGTGCTCCCGATATCTTAAATAATTTAAGACCCGGAAGTGTTATCTATGTAAGTCAAAATAAAGCCGAGGCCCAAAGATATGCAGACCAAGTATTAGCAGGTGATAAAGCAAATGTGGTAAACGAACTCGCCATTACCGGTAATATTGCTACCGAAGAAGAAGCAATGGCCATAATGGATGATTTGGATTTGAATCCTCAAGCAGAAGGTTATAGCAGAGGTGAATTGATGTTGATGGAATTACTTGATCCTAATATGGGTGAAAGTGCACTTTCGGCCTCAGACATTAAAAAGTTCAACGATGCACTTAAAGCAAAGGGCTTTGATGCTGTAGAATTTGTAGACAATGGTTTGCAGAACAAGGAGGAGAAGAACATATATGTTGCTAATACAGATGTACTAAGTGGTCCAACAACTACTCAAACAGAAGTAGAGAGCCCGTTGACTCCCGCAGAACAAGAAATTCAGCAAGAAGAAATTGCTGATTTTGTTGAAAATGCAGATGAGTTCAGTGCTGGTATTGCCGTACGTGTAAACCCAAATCAAACTTTCAATAGTGTAAAATCTAAATCACAAATTGGAGTATATGAAGAAGCCGTCTTAAATGGAAAAAGTTTTTCTAATTCACTACCAACAAAAACACTAAAAGAAATCGCTAAACAATACGATGGTAGACTCTTTATCATTACAAGCGATGGAACAGGTTATGGAATTGATTCAGAAGGTAATCCTATTTTTGGTGGTTTTGGATTCTTGACTCATCCGCAAAACCAAAAAGATGGAGTGGGTTTTGCATCCGTAGATACATCTACAGTTAAATCTACTGTTACATCGATAAGAAAATTTTATGGAAATAGTAAAGTAGCTGTATTAGTAATGATTCAGCCTCCTTATACAACTATAAATAATTCGTACGGATCACATTACTTCATTAGAAGTATGAAGCAATTAGCTTCTAATTCAAAACAATTGCTCGAAGCTAAAAATTCTTTTAAAGACTGGGTTACTAGTAATAAAGATGCAATGCGAAACTTGAAAAAAGAAGATAGTAAATCTGGTAAACGAAATACTTTATCTGCTTTATTTAATCTAATTGATTCAATCGATGCCAATACAGATGTAAATGCATTTACAAAAGAATTTTTAAAAGATACAACTTTTGATTCTCGTAAGGCAATTCTTCAAGGATTAATGCCAGATAAAGAAGGTTTACAAATTAATAAAAATACGCCAATTATTAAAAAATTATTGTTAGAGAATGGATTTAATACAGAAAGTTTTCTAGCAGAGTATGGCGATAAAACATTCCTAAGTGATGATGTAATCAAAAGTGATGTTGGTGGTTTTGTAGTTGGGGGTTTTGAAATTAATATCAAGCCAGAAGAAGAAATGCTTCGAGAAATCGAAGCGTTACAATCTAAAGGTTTTGTGCATCCTCTGTTTAATGGTAAACTTCCCGGAAGCAATCATTTTGCTTTGGATGGTTTATATGGGGTAAATGAAAACTTCGCTAAGTTTAATCTTCCACAAACAATAATTGATTATAAAGCAGTTGCTGATAAATTTCAAAACGAAAATCTTATTCCTTCAAAAAAACCAAATAAAAATGCAATAGAAGGAGCGGTGTATGCCGATGATAAAATAAATCAACTGGTTCAAGATAAGTTTAAAAATGAAGGAGATTATAAAGAAGAAGCGGTTGATAAACTTAAGGGAAATTACCCCCCTAATCAAACAATTAATTTCGAAACAGAAATACTTCCTAAATTAAGATATACAGATTTAAAAGGTGCTAAAAAAATAGAATTTAAAAAAACCATTGCACAACCAATGGGTATTTTAAAGAATCAAGTTGCTGATGTTTCTACAGATATTGCTAAAGGTATTGGTTTTCAGCCTAGTGCAGAAGGAAAAGAAGCAATGAAAACCGCTGAGTTTGTAAAAGGTTTTGGAAGCAAATCTCAAAAAGTAGCATCAAAAGGAATTAATACAGCAGAAGATTTCCAAAATGCAAATGAGGTATTTGGTACTGAAGATGGTCAATTTAACTTCTTAAGTAAATCTCAACTTAATCCAAAAGAAGTAAGTAATCTTTCTACTGAAATCAGTACTAAAATTCCTGAGCAAAAGTTAGAAGGACTTAAAAAATTAATAAATAATGATGTAACGGTTCCGACAGATACTAAGACTGTTTACAAATTATTCAAAGTAAAGAAAGGTTATCCCGGAGAATTGTTTCCTCTCTTTGTAGGTGCAAATCAATCTGTAACTACGGGTGAGTGGATTCAAGCAAAAGCTGGAGAATTGACTCAGACCAAAGAAGGCAAGACCATGGTTAAATCAACTTTGGGCCCCTTGGCATACAGACCAGGATGGCATTCGGGCGACATACCTATTGCTACACATATTGGTTCTAAAATAAATAAAAATGATAAGGCTCCTTCACTTAGATCACCCAACCAAGTATGGGCAGAAGTAGAAGTTGGTAATGATGTTGATTGGCAGACAATTGCTAATGAAAGAGCAGAGATTGGAAAGAATGGCAAACCCATTGCAAAAACTGCTCATATCACAGATCAATTGCCTTTAGGTGGTTCTTATAAATATAAGACAAATTCCAATATGACCGGAAGTTGGGTTATCTCTGGAGAAATGAAAGTCAATAAAGTTTTGACACAAGCGGAGGTAGACCAAATCAACAAAGAAAATAAGGCAAAGGACTTACCTAGAACTGAGCCGTTTAATTATGAGACTTATGGTTTCAATACTGACGGAAGTGTACAGAACCCCAAGCAAGTTGTTTCTAATCAAATTTCTAGAGCATATCTTGATGCAAAAGAAAAAGGTACTAATCCTGAACTTGTTAGTGCTGTAGATGCTGCTTTAAGTGGTAATCAACCATTAGAAGGTTTCGGAAGTAAATCTCAAATTGATAATTTGAACATAGGTCCAGAATATCAAACTGCAATTGCAAGTGGTAAAACCAATGTTGAAGCCTATGGTGATTTAATTAAAACTGCTTACACGCTTAAATCAATTAAGGATCAGTTGGGTAGTTCATTCGACCAAAATGCATACGATACAGCAATTTCTAACGATGCTCTTGAGACAATGAATAAATTCCAAGAGGGAATGCGTGATAAGATTGAAGATGTTAAAGGTGTGCTACAGCTTAACTATATTTCTTTGAACGATACATCTGCATTGTCTGATATTCGTGCTGATTTAAGAGAACAAGGATACACTGACTTGCCAATCTTTACTGCATTCATAGAGATGGATTTCGCTACTCCAGAGCAATTGCAAGAAGTGTTTGGTGCTGAATATCGTAAAACAATTCAAGATGCCATCAATAGAAAAAGTGATTTCAGTTCTGATTTCTTAAACGATTTATCTGAAGACGAGCAGAATATAAAAATTGAAAATAAGGCGGCAGATTTAACTAATGCCTTTGTTGAAAATGGGTTAACTTTCTTAGATGCCTCGGTAGGAATTGAGTACTTATTGAAGTACTTGAATGATGCTGGTTTATTGTCAATGGCATCGACCTTGAGAGATTCTCTTAAGGATATGAAAAATGACCCTAAAGAAGTTCAGAAATTCTTCCAAACATTCTCTCAGTTGAGCAGTATGGCGGGTCGTATTTTGAACATGGCTCGTTTTATATTCGAGAAACAATTAGTGGATATGATTGCAGATTCTTTGTCAAAGAATGGAATTGTATTGACTACCGCTCAAACAAAAGCACTTGAAAATTTAGCGAATGATTTCAAACAAGCCAACGCTAAAGTTCAAGAAAACAAAAAATTACTCGAAGAAGATTGGTCAGACGAGGCGTTCAATAAGTATTGGGCCTCAGAAAAAGAATTAGGACTCGCCAACGTAAGATTAATGCAATTCTTAGATGCACGTAAGCCTAATTTCTGGAACGATAGATTAACATCTGGAGGAGCGAGAGGTCTATTGAATTTCGGTACAACAGTATTGAGTTTTACATCTAACGTTGAGAATAACTTATATAGCACCAACCCTATAAATAGAGGTATTCAAAAGTTAACTGATAAAGCATTTGGGGGTATTGGAGGTACTACTTTAAGTAATAAGAATTGGAAATTGGCTCGTGAGCTAACCAAAAAGCAAAGTAGTTTTGAGATGAGTCAAGCCCGTAAGTATGGCAATATGCAAGATGTCAATACTTTAAATCGTTACTACGATGGTTTGGGTCAAATTAACTTCTTCCGTGATGCTCAGTGGAGTGCTAAGTTTGCTGGTCATTTTATCAAAATGGTTACAGGAAAGGAACCTCTTACTATGACGGATGAAGAATTTGTAGATGCTTTTGATCAGACTTTAATTCGCATGAAAGATGGCGATGTTAAATTGCGAGATGGGCGTACTTATACAATTGCTAAATCTTTCTTCTGGACCATGAGTATTGGGCCTCAAGCAAGTGAATTGACAGGTCGTCTTATGGCATATGGCGGTGATATTATGTTTGGTCAAATGGCGGCCCAACGTGCGGTTATTGATTACTTACAAAATACCAAAGATAGCCGCTTTGAAAAAGGTCTTTTTGAAAACCAATTTCAAAATTCAAATGGCGAGTTGAGTAAAGAAGCAATTCGTGCAATGAGTCTGATGATTTTCTCTGACCCAGAATTAAAAAACAAATTTGAACAAGAAGGACTCAAGAGAACTTTACTTGCCGATAACTTTATTTCTAAGGGTTTTGGATTTGCTCGTGGGGGTTTGAGAAAAGAAATTGCTCGTTTATACGGAGAAATTTCAAAAGAAAAATATGGTCTTTTCACAGCTAAGAATGCTAAAAAACAATTATTACAAGCGGGGGATGTATTGTTGTGGACTTTGATGCCCTTTAGTAAAGTACCCGCCAACTTCTTGGGTAGTGCACTTATGAAAGTGATTCCTGGAGCAGCTATGGCAAAATCTGTAATTTCTGGAGTTCAATACAATACTGCTAAAAATAAATTTGAGGCAAAGCATCCTATTGGTAAAAAATATATAACTGAGAGGGAGAAAAAGAATTACGAAAAAGATAAAATTGATTTGTTTGCTAAGAAAAGACAAGCCACTTATGATGTTGCTCAAATCGCCACAGCAACAGCCATTCAAACTTTTGCTTTATCGGCTGTAAAATCGGGTGCACTTCTATTAGGAGATGACGAAGAAAAGAACAAGAATTTAAAGGGTATGAATTTGCGTGGTGGGTTGTACAATGCATCTCTACACGCTGAATATCTTATGGCTAAGGCACAAAATCTAACAAATTATTTCACTGGTGGTAAGGATATTAATACTGAAGTTTTTCTTGCTAAAAGAGGTGGCTATGCCAAAGAAGGCGATAACATATTGAATATAAACAATTTAGGTTTTGTTGGATATGGTATGGGTCTATGGGGAGCAATTTGGGAAGGCGGAAAAAATAAAGAACAAGCATCAATTTTGTCTTTTGCGAATTATAGTCCGAATGCATTTATGACTACTATAGATTATGCTATTGGAAATGGTGTTGAAAATTTGCCGATGTTCCAAGGTATTGCACGTATTGGGGCGATTTTAAAAGATGTTCAAAAAGACACATCTCAAGGTACTTCAAATACACTAAGTAATTTCTTAGGTGGTACATTTAGTACTTCTTTGGCTGTATTCTTCCCATCCTTCGGGTCATTTATGAGTAAAGGAAACGCAGAATTGATTCAGAGTCCTACTGAAATTTTCCCAAATAAAGAAACCAATTGGCCAGCAATTTGGGGTAAAGCAGTAATAACAACCGTGCAGAAATTAAATCGTAACGTAGCATTTACTGACAAATTAAAAAATCCGTACTATGAGTCAATGGTTGGCCCATTTGGAGAAGACTTATCTTATCGTGTCACCTTAGCCGAACCTGGAACAATGGGTGCTTATTTCCAAGCAATGTTTGATCCTTTTGCAATTCGTAATTATAGTATACCCGTAAAAGAAGCAGATAAAGATAAAAGATTACACAAAATGTCCGCTGAAGTTCACGCAGGATTTATGGATTTAACTATGATTTATCAGCAGTTGACAGGTCGTAATTTCGTATTTAGTTCAGAAGGGGCGAGTGCTTCTGTTTACGAGATGATTAGTAATCCAATGAAGAATTCTTTTCAATACGATGGAACTAATGTAACATTAATGGGTCCAGATTCTTCTAGAAACCCAAAAGTATTTACATATAATCTCCCTAATGACTTATATCGTAAAGAATTAAAATTAAGGGGTGAACTTCGGGCCAAAGCATTTGAAAACTGGAATCAAACAATTAAGGATGCAAAAGCAAAAGTTTCTACTTTAGTTGACCAAGATAAAATCGAAGAGGCCGAAATCATTTTAGAAGATAAAATCAATTCATTCCAAACACTATCTAGCAAAGCCCAACAAGAGTATATGGCTGAGTATAAAAATAATCGCATGAGAGATTATTTCATCATTATGAAACAGAGAGGGTTAGTAAGTGAGTCAATGATGGCACAAATGAAGAATGTAGGTTTGGCAGATGCTGATGGATTGATTTCTAAATAAAATTTCGTAACTTTGATATATGGCAACAGTTCCAGTTATAACATTTAAACACACTAGCACTGATTTTATAATCATCGATTCTACAGGTGATTATAATGCAGTGACTAATTTGACGGGGTGGGGAGCCCCTAATACAGTACGTTCAGCAGCGGTAACACCAACGATGAATGCCGTTTTTGTAAGTCCAAGTGGCGTGAGTACTACAGTTTCCTTGTTGGCCGGTAACTTTGCAAACAATGTGATTCGGTCTCAGAGCGTTTACAGTGCATTAGGTACATCTATGTCTGATGGAATATGGGCAGTAACTACAAATTACACAGGTATTGCTGCGTTTACAACTTACACTCTACGTGATGCATCTATTAAGTGTGCCTTGGGCAAATTAGCCCTGGGAGACATGACTAGCAATGATTACGCAGAATTAAAGATGCTTTACGATAAGATGGTTCAAGCAATGGAATGCGGAGAGTATGTATTGGCTCAAGAGATTTATGCTGATATCCAAGACACTCTGAGTGGTTGTGCTCCATCAATCCGTACAAGCTGTGGCTGTTAAGTATAGTTTAGATCAGTTTTTGAAGTCGTACATAGCTGCTGCTAATAAGGCGGTTTGTATGTATTCACAAAATCAAATTGACGATGCTAAGTATGATAAGCCTTGCTGCTCATACGAGGATCAAATCAAAAAGGGTTTATTTCTTAAATTTTGTTTAGAAAATATTGATTGCTTTTCAGACGAGGAGCAAGACAAATTGATTTCGGTTACTAATCGCTTTTCTCAGAATTGTGGCGGTTGTGTTGTAACAGATGCAGAACTTGCTGCTTTTAAACTAACACCAAAGGGCAAGGAGTTAATTGAGGAGTTTTTGGATGTGGACGTTAAGAAATACAAAACTAAGAGTGGGGTCTCAGATAGTGTAATTATCGGCAGGGTAAACACATACGTAACAGAACTAAAGGCTGCTGGATTGTGGTCTAAGTTCTACGCAATCTATCCCTTCCTCGGAGGTACTGCATCAACTAGTTCTTATAACCTAAAGGACGCTGACTACTACCAAGTAAGTTGGGCTGGTGGAATGAGTTATGGCACTTTGGGTGTAGACTTCAACGGAACATCAGGATTTGGAGATACCAACTTTGACTTCAGTGCAATCTCCTCAACAATTGAAAACATACACATCTCCTTCTATACAGCCGATGCAAACGGTGGACTAGCAAACATACCAATGGGTGTGGGCAGTACAGCAGCAGATGATAGAATTCGTATGGCATTTGACGCTGGTACAAATAACTACTACGCAGATATGTGGAGTAATGCTTCAATCGTAGGTCGTGTTTTGGTTTCTGGTTTAGGTGCTCCAGGTGGGCATTATCTAGCAACTCGACTTAGTGATGCAGATGCACGAGTTTACTTAGATGGAGTCTTACAAGCATCAAACACATTAACAACAGATGTAAGCGATGTTCCAAGCGATACATTTTATATTGGAGCAGCGAATGTGGCTGGAGTATAAGTCTTGCCATTGGTCAATTTAATGTCGCCATTTTGAGTTTGGTACAACAACTTATCGTAAGCGGCAGCGAATTCCTCATCCGTCATCTTTGTCATCTGAGACCCAATCATATCA